ATGATAAAGAAATACTTTACCGATAACTGCATAAGCATAAGACAGTGGGCTAAAAAACACGATCTAAGCGAGCGCACCACCTATATGGTGATAAACGGCCAAGTAGTAGGCAGTAAAAATTTCGCTACTTCAAGAAAGGTGTTTGAGGCACTTTTGAGCGAGGGCATAATAAAAGAGCTTCCAAACGCCCTAAGAAGCGAGCAAGAAGAGAGTAAGGCCAGCTAAATGATCTACGTAGAAACCGCCGCGGCAGCTGAAATTTTCGGCGTTTCTTTGAGTGCTCTTAAAGAAGCCGCTAGACGCAACTCTCAAAAATATCCGTTCGTCCGTATAAAAGATGCCGGTATCAGAAGCCGCGGCGGAGCGAAGCTGCTGTTTGCGGTGGAGATCGCGGATATAGACGGAGCGATAAAAGGCGGCAAAGCTAATAAAGACGTAAGCGTATACGTAGAGGACAGCTCGGAGCAAAGCGGATTTAGACGGATGAAATTTAGCGAAATAAAGGGCGGCAAAGCTGACGCGAGCGACGGCAAAAAAGAGAATTTAAGCAGGGAGTACGCGGTGTTGGACGACGATGAAAAAGAGGAGATTAACCAAAAAATCAGACTGCTAAAAGAGTATGAGGCGGCCAAAAAACAAGGCGTGTCATGTAAAAAGTTTTGCGAGGACAGCGGTATAAGCGAGGCAAACCTTTTTAGATGGCAAAAAGCTTATAAGGAAAAAGGCGCGGCGGCGCTGATAGATAAGCGCGGCAAGCATAGAAAAAACGCTAGCGTGCTCGAAGAGTGGATGAAGGAGTTTATACTTGAAAATTTCCGCGCTTACGGCGCAGGCGGGCTAAATATAACAGAGCTTTACCGCAGACTCCATCAAGAGTATTTTAGACGAAGGGGCGAAGCGCATAACTATCCGAAATTTCTAACCGGAAAGATAAAACCGCTCTTTGACGCAGGCGTAATAAAAAGATACCTAGACGGCTATTACGCCGCCAACAAGCTTGAATACATAATGATCACGAAAGGCGAAGATAAAGCGAAAAGCTACTTCCAGCCGGCCCTGGGCGATCAAGGCGAGATGATAACCAGACGCAACCAATGCTGGCAGATAGATAGCTCGCCGCTTGACGTGATGGTAAGAGACGGGGAAAAAGGCGAGGCGATACGAGCCAATATCCTTAGCATCGTGGACGTGTATAGCGGCAGATGCGTAGCCAGTATAGAGAGAAAATCAAATGCCCTAGGCCTTGTAAGACTCATGTGGAAAGCGCTTAATACGCTAGGTAAACCCGATTACGTGAAGGGGGACAACGGCAAGGACTACCTAAGCGATCAGTTTCAGCATCTATTAAACGGCCTAAATATCGACTATGATAGAGCCATAGCGTATAGCGGCGACGAAAAAGGCTTTGTAGAGAGGCACTTTGGGGTGATGCAACATGCGGGCATCTCTCAAACGCCGGGATATATAGGATTTAACCTAGCCATGAGAGAGGCGATCGAGCAAAGAACACCCAAAAAAGATAGATCCGCAAAAGACGAGCTAGGGTTTGTTAAAAAGACCAACCTTAAATACCTACTAACGCTAGACCAGGCAAGGGTTAAATTTGAAGCCGAGGTGCTTAAATGGGACATAATGAGCGTAGGACGCAAAAAATCAAGCCCGATGGATCGTTGGAATAGCGATACGACTCCGCTTCGCGGCGTAAGAAAAGAGGAATTTATGCTGCATGCGGGAGGATTAGAGCCTAGAACGGTAGGCAAAAAGGGAATTAGTTACGATGCAAGAGAATTCGGCTCGGCGTTTCTTCCGGCCGTAAAGACCCAGGTGTTAGTTAGCGAAAACATAGACGACGTAAGCTCGATATTCGTATTCGATTTGGAAGGAAATTTCATCTGCGAAGCAAAGGATAAAGAGATATGCCCTATGAGCGCGGAAACTTACAAAGCCGTTAAAAAGGTCTTTAAAGACGATATGAAAGCCATCCGAGCCGTCATCAAACGCGCCGAATTTAGCGAATTTACGAGACTAAACGTAAATTACGACCTCGAAGTAATGCTTGAAGCCCACAAAGAGGCATTAAAGCCTGAGAACTTTAACTACGAAGACGGCGACAAGATAGAGGTGCTAAAAGAGACCATAAAAAGACAAAAAGAGGTAAACAACATAATAAACGCGGGGTTTGATTACGATAAGTTAAACGAATTTACCGCAGAGAGAACGACTAAAAAGAAATTTTCCGTAGACGATGCCATAGAGATAGCAAGCGGGGAATAAAAATGTTTTCAAGGTCGTTTAAAGTCCTATTAAACGGCGTTTAAAACATTTAAAAACTAAAATCAAAGGAGGAAAAATGCAGTTAGCAGACAGAATAAAAGACTTCATCGAAGCTAATAAATCAAGCGGCATGAGTCAGAACAAATTCGCTACGGCTTTGGGAATAAATCCCGCGTATATCTCGGGATATATAAAGGAAGGCTCTAGCTACAAGTATGCCGACAAAGTAGAAGAGCCAGCTAAAAACTATCTCGACAATTTTATCCAAAAAGTGGACATTTTGCAAGACGAGCTACCGTTTGTAAAAACCAAGGACGCCAAAAGCATACACGCGGTGATCGGCTGGGCGGTACAAGATAGAGATATGGCAATGATAAGCGGAGTAGCTGGCAGCGGAAAGACAAGAGCCGTTCGCGAATACGTAAGAACGCATCCAGACAGCATACTAATTGAAGCCACCATAAATACGTCCGCAAAGAGCCTTTTTAAAATTTTAGCCAGGGAACTCGGACTAAACGACAAAGGAAGCATAGACGAGCTAATACGTCAAAGCGCGGAAGCTCTAAAAAAGGTAAGCAGAACGATCATTATAGACGAGGCCGAGCATTTGCCTTACCGCGCGCTTGAAAGCTTGCGCAGGATGCACGATTTTAGCCGTGCCACTCTGGTGCTTGTGGGTACTAACAAGCTACTAATAAATTTAACTGCTTCAAAGAGCGGAAACGAGCTAGAACAGCTAAGCTCGAGAGTTGGAAATAAATGGATACTAGGCGGACTTTCCTACGTAGACGAAGACAAGAAAAAGATAAGAGACGATCTAGAAGCAGTTTGTAAAAACTTCGGCATAACGCAAAAACCATGCATCGATCTAATAGAAACGCTAGCTAAAGGAAATTTTAGAAAGACCGAAAAGCTGCTAAGAAGGGCGAAGATGCTAAGCGAATACGCAAAGACCCCTATAAATGAAGACGTAGTCAAAGAGGCTACGAAGATGCTGCTTTTATAGTTGTAACGGTTGTAATAGTTGTAAGGAGTAAAAAATGATGAACGTAACGATGGATTCTCTTGAAAATCGCACGGCGGAACGAACTCAAGCGGCGGGGCTAGTTAGACTGGTAAGAGAATTTGAAGAAAAAGGATTTGAAATGAGAGTAAGTGCTAAAGGTGAACTATGGGGCATAAGGCGCGGAAACATGATAAAGGGTCAAAAGGCAGACTACTCAAAGAGCATGTTTAAGCTAGTAGGCAAATATATTATAAGAACCGCCGACGGTAAAGTAATCGATACGGCGGCTTAAATTTGATTTTTCGGGCGTCTTGCGGGGCGCCTCATAAAGTTAAATTTTGAGAAAGGAGAAACACCAATGGGTAAAACTACGATGCGCATGGTTTACGTGGCTACGCCCTATGCGGGGCTAAGCGGCGTAAGCGAAACAAACCGCCCATCTTTAGCTAGATATATAGCCAAAAATGTTTGCGCAAGAGTAAGAGAGGCGGGGTATATACCGATAAGTCCGGTACTAGCTTTTAGCGATATATTCGACGAGCAAAAGGATAGGGAATGCGTGCTTGATGCTGGACTTGAGCTACTTAGCCACTGCTCTTACGTATATTTTTATGATTTGCACCCAGACGCTTTTAATAGCGAGGGTATGCGAAAAGAAAGAGAATATGCAAGAGAACTTGGAATTAGTGAGCTTGATTTAGACGGTGGATTGTGGATTGATTGATGGCGTTGCGGATAGTTAAAAAGCAAAGGGCGAATTTAACTGTCTGCTTAAAATGCAGATACGTCTTAAAAGTAAGGCATATCAAGAAATTTAGAGCAGAAAGAGAGGAAAACATGCAAATAAACAGTTTTAGCGACGTAGATGTCGCTTTAAAAAGACTATGCGAAGTAAGCGTAGGTATAGAAAAAATAAACGGAGAAGTAACGCTTGAGTGCAACCGTATAAAAGAAGCTAGAAAGAGCGAAGTTGAAAGACTTGAGAGCGAAAAAAGCTACATAGAGCAGCAAATAACGCTTTTTTGTGAGGACAATAAGGCTGAATTTGCCGAAAAACGCTCTAAGGAATTTACCTTCGGTGAGATCGGATACCGCATAAGCAAAAGCGTAAGAGTACCTACCGTAAAAGCCAAGCTTGAGAGTTTGCTAAACTCCATAAAGGCGTTTGGGCTAGGTAAAGAGTGCATCATATACGAGGAAAAGCCTAACAAAGAAGCGCTTGCAGAGCTAAAAGACGAGGATTTAGTAAAGCTCGGTCTTAAAAGGGTGGTAAAAGATAATTTTAGGATAGTGCCTAAAATAGAGAGCTTGGAGGTAGGAAAATGAAAGAAAGCGTGTTTCAAGGCCTGTGGCATAACTTTAAGGGCTTAAGAGACGGCAAAAATAGACTTTTGCCTAGATTTGTAAGGCGAGCGAAGTTAAGAATTCGCGTTAAAGGGCTTTAAAAATGCTAAGTTTTTTAATATGGGGGCTGATTTTAAACGTTTATGCCTTTATCGTAACGTTTATAGCCGCTAGGATAGTAATCCCTAAATCCGAACGAAAAAGGGATTCTAAAAATATAGTTTCAGCAGCGATAGCTGTGATGCTAGTTCCTTACATGATGATGGCTATATGTCTATATGCCATGATAGTCCTAGCATTGTGTAAATTTGACTATGAAGAGTTGAAGAAATTTAAAGATAAAACAAATAGCAAATAAAGGGCTTTAAGCCCTTTAAAGAGCGTTTTAAACCACTTTAACGCTCTTTAAAAGGTTTAATTTTAAGGAAAGATAGTTTGACAACTAAGCAAAAAATTCACCTCAATAATCTACACGCAAAAAAGAGATCATTGTATCAAGCTAGACTTAATAATGTCCTAAGCTACGATCTTAGTTTTTACCGCTTTAAAAACGGAAAGCTAAACGTGTCAAAACTAGCTAGGTGTAGTGGTTTAAGCCGTGGATTTTTAGAAAAAGAGCTGTGGAAAAAAGGATTATAATGAGCGAAATTTTCGAGTTTTTAAAAAACTCTAGCTTAACCAAAGATAATTTCAACGAAACGGTCGAGTTTTTGATAGAGGGCTTTTTGGTAAAGCAGCTTATTACGCTAATCTATGCAGACGGCGGCACGGGCAAAAGCTATATGGCCTTTGCCATAGCCAAAAAACTTTGCGAAGAGGGTCAAAGAGTATTTTTCATAGACTACGACAACCCCGTAGGCGTACTAAAACAGCGCGGCGTAGATAGGCTGCTTATAGAAAGCTACGAGAATATGAATTATATCCAGCGCTCCACTTTAGAGCTTTGCGGATTTGAGCTTGTCCTAAAACTAGAAGAAAACGCCGTAGGCAAAGCCTACAAAGATTGCGTTTTTATCCTAGATAGTTTGCGTGATTTCGTAGACATTAACAACGATAACCGTATAAATAGACTATTTGGCGCGCTTAAGAATTTGCGTGAAGCGGGAGCTACTGTGATCATCCTGCACCACTCTAACAAAGACGGTAAAAACTATCAAGGCAGCAACCATATAAGGAATTCTCTCGACGTTATGTATCATCTATTAAAACGCCCTAGCAAGGAAAACGAGTTAAATTTCTTACTTGAAGTAGCCAAAGAAAGAGCCGGAGTAAAAGATAGCGGTTTTTGCGTAAAAACGCTAAATTTAGAATTAAACGAGCTTGATGTGGAAGTAGCTAGAATGAGCGAATACGAGCTAAATTTTACTACTCTAGCGCAAAAAATACTAGCCGGCGGAGATCTAAACAAGACCGAGCTGCTAAACGCTATGAATTACGAAAAAGACGATAGAACGGCTAGGGATTGCCTCGATAAATTCGACGGCAAGCTATGGTTTAGTCACAAGGCTGGCAAGAGCGTGATATATAGTTGTAAAGCGGAGACTACAACCGATACAACTATTACAACTATGAGAGAAAATACCTTAAATTTGGCGGTTTAGGATGAATACGAGCGAGCTTAAAAAGTACTATATCAAGATGATACAAACGTTAAAGCACAACTATTTCGTGGACGACGAGTGCAGGAAGGTGTATTTACAAGCGCAATTTGGCAAAGATAGCCTGAAAGAGCTAAGTATAGAGGAGCTTAGGGTCGTGCTAGAGGTTGTGGGATATAAGCCCCATAAAGACACAAATTTTAAAAGACCTGCGCGAAAAAGCAAAGCAACCCGCAAAACCAAAGCACACAAAACGTCTAGTCCTTCTTTTATAGCCGGCGAAGATCTAACGCCTGCTAAAGGAAGCCTATACGCCACTAAAAAACAACTTGAAACTATTGCCGGTATCTGGGAAGAGATAGCCAACGTAAAAACGGGCATGGCTTTAAGAGAGTTTATCTTTAGGATAGTTAAAATCAGACCTTTGCATCTTAAATTTTTGTCAAGGACTGATGCTGCCGACGTCGTGCAAGCCCTTATTCAAATGAAAGACAAATACTACAAATGATAAATAGCTTTGATCTATTCGCCGAGTTTTATAACCGCGTCAAAGAGAGCGAAAACATGGCCGACATCATCAAAGAATACGGTGGAGCCAATATCTACGTACCCAGCTACAAAGGTACGTTTAGGAATTACGATATGCTCAAAGAATACGAAGAAGGCATAGAGCTAGGCAAGCCACGTCCAGTAGTCATTCGCGAGATCGCCGCGAAGTATAACTTGAGCTATAACAGCGTTTGTGCCATAACCAAAGAGATAAGAGCCTAGTTTGTTTTAATATAGCCATAAGAAGTAGCATAAGTTGATGATTTAATGTGATTTTTGGTAAAATAACGAATTGACTTCAGCCTTGGCTATCAAAGGAATATTGGTGGATATAAATACTATCGATGATATAATGCAATTAGAACAAATGTTGTTTAATGGTGAAAATGTAGAAATTAGAAATGTTGGTAATATAACACATACTATAAAATTAAGTGGTGGTAGATTTAGCGATTATGATATAAACTATATCAATGCTGATATAGCAAAAATTGTATTATCATATCAAGATAGTTTTTATAAAATCGTCTCTATTTTAGAGAAAGATTTTGACATTAAAGACATAGACAAAAATCAATTAATCAAATTTAAACTCGAAAGAGGTAGCTTGGATTTGATTGGTGATTTTGTTAAAAATATGTTAGAGGCAATGAAAAACATGGAAAGCAAAGATAAAAAACAAGTTCTTGTTGCAATAATAATTGCTATATTGTTGGGTGCTTCATTTGCAACATATATTTCATACCTTAGAGATATAAATAATACAGAAGCTGAGAGAGAAAATCGCCAAGTAATAGCAAGATTGGCGTCAAATCAAGATATGCAAAAAGCTGTTAATGCGCCAAAAATAACTACCGCTAGCATCTTAAAAGACGATGAGAGTGCCAAATTTAATGCCCAAGAACAGGTGATCACAAATTCAAACAAGCAGGATTATAATTTCAGAGAAATCATAGACACTACAACGACTCAAGATACTATTGGTGAATTTGTAATACTAGGTTACGAAAAAACTCTCGGAGGTGATAGAAAATTCAAAATGAGCGTGCATGGCACTATACGACAAGTAAGTGCAAATCTAATAAGTGCTGATGATCGCATAAGGCTAGCTATGGCTATTGAGCGTGGGGATAGCATAAAATTAAGGATAAGAACTGTAAAGGAATATAACAAAATAACAGAAGTAACTATCCTTGATGTTATACAAACACCAGCAACTTCATCGACAAAAAACTAAGCTACAGCTTAGTTTTTTTATTTCAACTTCTCTACCATAAATTCTATCGTTGCATCTTCGATAGCCTGCTTCGTCCTATTTGGCAAATGTCCATTTTTATCTACCGGCAAGAACGGGCGAGCCGCGATTCTTACGTTTTTACTTCGTCCCGCCTTATTGGTGCCGAATTGATGAGCCAACCCATAAGCAAAGCCGTTTTTATTCGTATTATTAGATACCGTGGCTTTTTTATCGTCTGCTTTAACTATCCATTTATCCGCTAAATTTCCGTCCGATCTTAAAATATTAGATGACTTTCCTAGTTTTTGTTTTTGCCTAATCGTACTAGGTTTCAAGGCCTGCCATTTTTGTCCGAACGGACTGCTCTCGTTCTCAAAACTAGCTTCTATTTCGTTTTGTAAGATATTGCCTAGCGTTTGCATTAGCGGCTTGGTTTTTTTGTCGATATTTTGCAGAGATTTTAGCTTCGTTTGCAGCTCTTCTAGGCCTTTAACTTCTATCATTGCGTTTGCCCCCTTAAAATGTGGTATAATTACACAAAGTAGGTAAGAGATGGCCCAGATTTGGCAGGGTTCCAGTTGCAAAAGCAAGCTGTATATGACTTGGGTTCGATGCCCGGCCTTATCTACTTTATCTTTATATATCTTTTTTTATCTTTTAAAATAGCTTTATAATTTTCTACGGGTATCCTCGTAATAGTCGCTATAAAATTATCGGTTTTAAATTTTTTAAGCGTATAGTCTAGGCGGATGACGGCGTAATTTACCATGTTATCGTTTTGTAGGCTATTATAAAAATATAGTAAAACATTGTCCTTTTTATCGTAAAATACGCGTTTAGCTTCGTCAAATACGCCTACTACGGCTTTTATTTCATCGATATTGGGCTCTTTTCCCTTCGGCTTGCTATCTCTCGTGATGTGCGAGATGGTGTTTTGATAAACGGCTATACTGGATGCTTTGGGCTCTACGTCGATGATTTTTAGATTTTTCTTGATACTTTGCTTTAACTCCCCTACTTGAGCCACCTGATAAATTTTATCTTTGATGATTTTACCGCCAATTACGGCATTTAACATATCATCTAAGCTTTTTTGCCAAACATAAATATCCCTTTCGTGCTCGAAATCTTCTAATGTCTGCTTTAAATTTTTCTTTGCAAGAGTTGACGTAACGGCATCTAAAACCTTATCTTGCTTGCCTTTTAAAATTTTATCCGTTTTATCGACTTTGCCCGGATTATACGCAAAGTCCTTTTCTGCAGCTTGTGGCAAAAACGATCCGTCGGCAAGCGGCACGATACCTCTGGCTATACACTCAGCCTCAGTTAGCACCTGCACCTTACAGCGACATCCCCAGCCATTTGGCGGATAATTGGTATCCCAAAATTTATCCGTCTTGGGCAGGGTTTTGCCGTGAAGCTTTCTATGAGATTCTCTTGTTCTGCTATCAAGCACTGCAGTATAGCGGAAGTATTCGCCCAGGCTTTGCATCTGGCTTTCATACCTGGCCTTGGCATAGGACGTTCTCATATTGGTGTTAAATATAGTCCTTAGCCGCCTATTGCCTACGTAAATTTCTTTTTCTTCGCCAGTCTTTGGGTTTTTTACTTTGATATTTCCCAGCCAACCTTTCTTTGCCAGCATAGGCTTTACACTATTTTTCCACTCGTCAAACCCAATGCCGTCTTTAAAAGCTTTTGTAAGCGAATTTTGCATATCTTTTAAAAGGTCTAAATTCATCATCTTTGCGACGGTAAAAGCCTTTTTATGGGCGTCGTGTATGATCTCGTCGTAATCGAAATGGATCTCCGGCTTTTTGCTCTTTAAATATTCATAAACCGCCGTAGGCTCCTCAAAAAAACTAAATTTCATCTAAATATCCCAACATCTGAGCATTGGCTACGGCTTTAAACATCAAGGGTTCAAGCTTTTCAAAGGGTAGATCGTAAAGCTCGTAAAGCTTATCGAAAGCCTCTTCGTAAGTCTCGCTGCTTGCGATTAGTTTGTTTAAGACCGCTTCTATCTCGCCGTCCTCTATATCCATCTCGTCCGTAGCCTTATCAAACCTATCTAAAGCCTTTAAAGAGCCTTTTAAAGCCGTTAAATTCGCTTTATTAGCCTTTAAATTTCGGTCTTTTTCTTGCGTTTGCTCGTTATCGTCAATCTCGATATTGTAAGTCGAGGTTATATATTTTTTGGTCGGAGCAAAGCCCATATCGTATAGCGTCTTGTCTCTTGCAGCGCGCTCAGTATTAGGAGCGTCTTCGTCGAATAGTTTGGCGTAAAGCTCGCCGTTATAGCCGTTGATCTCCTTAAAAAAGCTTATGGCCTTATTCATCACGAAGATTAAAATTTTAGCATCGTTTGCGGCCAAATCCTCTCTGATTTCATTATGCGTCTTTGCCGCGGCATAGCTGCCTTCTTTTACGTCGCTGGCTAAATTTGCGCCTAAAATAGCCTTGCTGATTTGATTGTCGAGGTATGCGGGAAGTCTCGTAAAATCTACGTTTGAGGTAGGCTGCACCAGCGTGATCTCCTCGTCCGTGTCTATGACTGCGCTATCGCCGCTAAGCATAGCTTGCACTTCTGCAGCCATTTCGTCGGGCTCGTAGCTAGTTTTTGCTATCGCCCAGGGCGATCCGAATTTTTCTAAAAACCTAAACCAAAACTTCAAGCTGGCGTTTTTCATTTTGACGGGGAAATACAGCTTTTTAAGCAGCCCGTCTCCGTATACCTTTCTAAAATTCGCTCTATTTAATGCGTATATAACTTTTAAAGGCGGAATACTCTGTTCGCTTCCGCCGGCGCTAAACACGAACTCGCTCGCGTCGTTAAATTTAAACTGCCTAAAATCGCGCTGTACGAGTCTTGGGTATACAAGCCCTTCTTTTTCTTTGTAGTTGATCTCAAATACATTTAGTCCGTAAAGATAGGTCTCTAAAATTTGGCTGACTACGTCGGGATTAAAAATATTTTTAAATTCGTCCTTAATTTTTTCATCGTCGCAAACGATTTGGATCTCTTTTTTCTCGGTCACGGACTTGCGGCTTACATCGCATTGTGTAACGGTAAGATCGGCTAATATCATATCCATATCGTCGTCGCCTACACTGGAAACTCCAGTATTTATTAGCAAATCTATCAGGGTACCGTTTTGGGGGATGAGAGCCGCCTTCTTGCGCTGTGGCTGCTCGGATTTATTTTTAAATAATTTGTCAAATATCATCTCGTACGCCTTTTTACTTTCTTTTTTAGTTTTGTTAAGTCGTATGCGCCCGCCAAGCTGTCGGGCGCGTCGTCGTGCTTGGCTTCGGGATACTCCGTAAGCTGCTCGATAAGCAAGCTTTGACTTTGATGAAAGAGTATTTCGCCGTCTTCTATAGGCACTTCAAGCTCCTCTATTCTTTGCCCTTTGCTTGCGGTATTATTCACGCCTTTTAAAGGTAATTTTACGCCTATCTCGAAGGCCTTTTCTCTGATCCAGCCTCTAAAAAACTCCTGCCCGCCGTTACTCTCTATCGCGCAAATGCGGCATTTATAGAGCTGATTAAGCCTAATGATCTCTTTGATGGTCTTTTTGGTTTTCATGACCTCTACTATGCTTTCTGCTACGTAGATCTTGGCTTCTGCCCTACTTACTCCTAGTACCGTTATAGCCGTGTAGTCGCTCTTTTTCTTTTCTCCTGCTGGGTCGATATACATCACAAAATAATCGCACCTTGGAAGCTCACGATAAAAATGCATACTCTCTTTGGTGAAAATTTGAGTTTCGCTACGCGGATCGTTTTGCTGCTCTTTGTTGAAGCTTTTTAGGTTTTCGGCGCGCTTTTGCATGAGTTTTAAAATCGGTAGCGCATCCTGCCAAAGCACCCGCGCCCCGTCGTCCATAATGGCTTTGTTTTTTAAATAAAACGTTTCGCTAGCCTCTTTTGAGACGTTTTTGTAAAGCTCGCTCCATCTCTCCCATAAATCCATACGCTTTGGGTAATTTATGATGCTTTGATACTTTTTGGCATTCCAAAATTTAAGCTTGAGCTTCCTAGCTAAAACGCTATCTGCGTGAAGTATGGTGCCTATATAAAGCACGTCCAGACTTCCGTCTACGCTACCCAAATTTAAAACCGCTTCGTCTAGCCACTCCTCGAGCTTGTCGCGTTGCTCTTTGCTGCGCACATTGGTGTCGTTTTCCAGGTCGTCTAGGACTACTAGATCGGGGCGATAAACACCGAATTTTACGCCGCGCAGTCTTTTACCCGAGCCAAAAGCCTTAAGCTTGACTCCGTTTTTAGATACGAACTCGCCTATCTTCCAGTTTTTGCTTGCGCCGCAGACGTGCGGGAAGTCCATTTTTAAATTTGCGTTGTCCTCAAGCTCGGCTTTGATGGCTTCAAGACACCCCTCAACGAGCTCCACGGCATCTGAAATTTCGACTATGAATCGCTTCTTGCCAAAACAAATACACCAAAGCGGAAGAAGCTGTGAGCAGTACGTGGTCTTTGCATGACCGCGCGGCGCGGCGCGGGCGTATTTGTCTCCGCTTGCGTTTTGCGTCATAGCTTCAAAAATCTGCGCTAGATCTTCGTGAAGCGCGCAAGAGCTGCTAATGCTAAAATAGTGCGGGAAATAAGTCCTTGCAAAAAACATAAAATCGCGCTCGGCGCGCTGCACTCTTGCGACCCTATCTTTGGGGGACAGAGGGCTATTTAGATGTATCTGCTCTTTTAGCTCGCCGCTAAGCTCCTCCAGCCAGCCATAAAAGTCTTTGCGCGTGAGCTTGCTGAGTTCCGGCTCCACGGCGCCCGCTTGCCTATGGCTTTCGCGGCTATCCTCTAAAAAGCTATCTAGTTCGTCTTTTGAAAAAAGCATGTATTCTTCCTAAACGTCGAGCTCTTCAATAGCTTTAATAAATTTTTCGCTCTCGATGAGCTCTACGAGTTTTTTGATACACTCTTTGTTCTCGTCGTCTTTAAATTTATCGACTACCAGCATAATGACCTTTTTAGCGATGCTTAAGCGGTACGCCGCCGGATTTTCGTAGCTTGCAACTTTGGTCATCTTAACGAAGCTATCGCCTATCTTTGAAAGCGCCTCGGCCTTTTTACCAGCGGGCAGTTCGCTCTCTCTTATATCTTTGACCGCCAGGCGCATCTCTTCTATAAAGTTTTGATAGATGTTTTGCTTATCTTCGCCGCTTTTGTTTAGATAGCTTGCGGCTTTAAGCTCATCCCAGTCGCCATTTTGAGATTTGTAGTTTTTTATGGTTTTTACGGTCTTGTTTAAAATTTCAGCTATGCGCTCAAGGTTGAAGCCTTTTAAATATAGCTCTTTTGCTAGCTCTTTGATATTCGGTTTCTCAGCCATTTAAATCCTTTAAGTCCATTTTTTTCTCGCTGTGCCTAAATGCTCTTATACCGAGCCTGGGTGCACTATCGTCTTCTGTTTGGCTCGGAAGCTTCTTATTAGCCATCTTCAAAAGTAGGGTATCCATCTTCTCTATCTGCTCATTCAGCGCCTCTTTGGGAAAGTTGTTGCGCTTTTTGAGCTCGATAATAGTCAAATTTACGCCGATGTCTTTTAGTAGTGGCGTAGGGTTTTGCGGAAGCTTGATAAAAGAAGAGATATAAGCCAAGGCATCGTTTACGCTATCGTCTATGACGCCTTGATTAACGGCGCCGCTTCCTTCAAAGTCGCTGAGCTCTTGCAACTCTCTAGTAGAAACTTCTTTTAGTAGATCCTCGTTTGTTAAAACCATTATTTTGTCTCCAAATATTTTAAACCTTTTGACCGTATTCGTTATTAGCTTTTAGCGAGCGTTAAAAGCGCGTTAAAACGTTTAAAATATTTTTCTCGTAGTTTTAGTCGTTTTTGATTTAAAAGGGCGTGAAGCCCTTTTAAATTGATTTATTACATTTTTAACTCGATGATCGCGTCAAGCCTATTGCAGATCGGAAGCGGTCTGCTTTCACTAACAATGCCCCAACCCATACCTTTGTCGAGCACCTCGGGAGCCGCAGCAAAGAATTTAGTCGGGGCTTTGCCGATGGCAGACGTGTGATTGGCTCTCGTATAAACTATCTCAAAGATATCGTCCATCAAAGGCACTACTACGCCTTTTTTGCCGCTCATGTAGCTCGTATCTTTGCCTTTTGTGTTTTTGTACGAGGCATCGTAAGGCATAAAGGTCTTGCCGAAAAGTTTAAGGGTTAAAACGCCGTTACTGTCAATGACTCCGCAGGATTCTAGCTTTAGAAGTTCTTGGGCTTGGGCTAGTTTAAGCAGCTCGCCAAAAAGCTCTCTAGTTACTAGCGCGATATACGGCTTTGCAACGCCTAACACCTCTATTTGCGCAGCCTCGATATTGCTTAATAAATCCAATAACTTAGTCGCATTCGTGATAGTTATCTCTTTTCTATTTGCGCTAAGCTCAAACAGCACCTTTCCTTTGCCGTCCATTACCTTACCGAAAATAGCGCCTATGGCCATATACTCTACGGTGTTGGTGATCTTGCTCTTTTGGCTAGCTAGTTTTTTGCCGATAGCCGCAGACAATGATTTAAGCTGTTCGCTTTGGGTATTGAGAGTTCTTAGTAAATTCATCTCGCTAGCCGGAAGCGTATCGTACTGCGGAAAGCGAGGAAGCGGCACGGAAATAATGGTTTGGTCAGGGTTTTTTGTCACTAAATGCTCTCCGTTTTCGCTAACGCTTTCAAGGATCACGCCTGCGCCTTTTTCTATGATGATGTTATGTGTATTTGAAAGCGTCGGAGTCCATTTTTTGAAAAACGTATCCGTTATAAAACTTTGATCTGCCTTGGTCTGATTTATGATCTCAGTCATAGCCTCGACCGTAAATTTTTTTAAAAGTTCATCCATTTTTATCTCCTTATCTCACTATAATTTGTTGTTTGAATAGTGCGGTTTTTAGCTCCGCAGCGGCGCCTTCTAGTATTACCTCGCCAAGCACTAAAACATCCGCTTCTTTGGTGGCCTCTACGTTGTCGCAAAGCACGCCGAATACCGCCTGGGCGTTTGCGATGGTCGTAGTTTGGTTGTCGCTAGTTACGGCCGCAAAACTCTCGCCGCCGTTAATACTAAATAACACCGTTCCGCATTCTAGGGCCTTTGTGGTCTCTACTTTGGCATTAACGCCTAGCACCTTGTTTACGACCACGTCTCCGATAGTCTTTGGCTTTTTTTGTTCGTTAGGCATTTTATTCTCCTCCTAATGCAAATTTAACGACGTCTATTTCTACGTCAGATTGGTTTTTGTTGGCAAACATATCGTTACCAGGCGCGCTCGTTTTTTGCTGCGGCGGCGTAACGCCTTTTAAAAACTCTTTAAAGCCGTTTAAATCGGCCTTTGCGTAGCTAAGCGCCCACTGCTTTTGACTTTCTTGTAGCTTATTTGCGATAATAGCTGTGTCTACCGCGCTTTGAGCTAGTTGTTCTTTTAGCGTAGCGACCTCTTGTTTAGAGGCATCAAGCTGATTTTTAAGCTCGACTATCTGAGCCTCATAGTTCGCGCTGTTTTGCGTAGCAACCTGAGCCTGCGGCTCGCCTTTTGGATTTTTAGTATCATCCATGTTCGTCTCCTTAGTGAAATTTTTATTCGCTCTTACTTCGCCCAGCTCGTCAAGAAACGGCTTATTAGTTAGCGCCGCCGAGTGCAACGTGCACCCCTGCCAAGCTCCGGTTTTTTCGTCTACGCCCATAAAGTCGTAAACTGGGCTAAGATATTTATATTCGCCGTTTTTGATGAAATCCTTTGCTTTAGCCGTCCAACTTACGCGCCCGTAAAGCGCACCGTCTTTTATAAAAAGCTCTTTTATCCAGCCCGCGGCAGGCGCTATCTCCCCGCTTAAAGTTTGGTGCTCGTAGTCGATCACTATATCTAGGCTGCGTTTGTCGAAATTTAGTTTCATCTTTTCGATATCGGCGGCGTCTATACTAAACGTTCCTCCAGCGTGTCCTTGCCAAACGCCGGTTACAGCCAGGCAAATTTCGCTTAAAACTTCTTCTTTATCGTTCTTTAGCGCGATTAAGTCTTTGGTTATGAGCATAAGAATTCGTCCTTTTCTAAAAATTGCGTTCGTATCTGCCTGGTGAGCACGTAGACGTAGCCATAGTCGGTAATATCGTTTAGCGACGCCTTAGCGCTTTGGGGCTCTATCCTAAACTCGTTACATAAATTCGAGTTTCTTAGCCTTTCGTCTATCGCCTCGCATAGAGCGTAGGCTTTAAATTTATTGGCTTGTCGGTAGTTTTGATTTTTGTTTGAAGTGCAAGCTAATATATGGATATTATATGTCGCGCTTCGCTCTACTACGTTTTCGTATTTTTCATCCACGAACTCTACGAATACGAAGCTCTCGCCACCTTTTATCAACAGCTCCATCTCTTCTTTGTTATTAAACTCGCCCAGATACGCTCTAATCACCGAGTTTTTAGGTTCGGCCACTTCTCTAATCGTGTTTATAAGTTCCTTTTCAAATTCTTCCAGCATTTATCACCTTTGGTGTATTTTTGGCGCAATTATGAAATGTTTCGCGCCGAAAATCTATTACAGAACTTTGACAAAGTTTTTTGACAAAAATTTGTGATAGATTTTGGGGCGGGTATGGCGTAATATTGCGGCAAAAGTTTGGAGGATGCCATGACCTTAATAGAAAAAATCAAAGAAAACGAGGGCTTTGAAGACTATAAATACGAGGATAACTTAGGAAGACTGACCATCGGCTACGGCTTTTTACTTGCCGCGCTTACAGCTGATGAGCTAGCGCTAAACGGCGGCAAATACGAACCCATGAGCAAAGAGACGGCCAATAAAATTTTAGAACTCAAACTTGAAAAACTAATTGCCGCGGTATTTGCGACGTTTGATTGGCTAAAGGAAAAACCGCAAAACGTCCAAGAAGTAGTGATAGAAATGGCCTATCAGCTAGGCGTTTCAAAAGTGAAGAAATTCGTAACTACGATGCATCATATAAGAATGGGTGAATACGAAGCCGCCTATCAAAGCGGCATGAATTCTCTTTGGGCGAAACAAACTCCAAACAGAGCAAAAAAGGTACTAGGAGGCTTATTGTGAAGTTAACAATAACGCGCTTTAAAAATATAAGCGACGGTACGATAGGAAAGTTTGAACTGTGCGAAGCGGACGAAAAGCCGCTACTTTCAGGCTACACCCTTGAACCCGCGGGCGAAGACTGTGTAACGCCGGGGCGAGATCTACGCGTGCCACAAGGAGTATACGAGACGGCGTGGGAGTATAGTCCGCGCTTCGGACGGGTTCTAGCGACGCTTTTTAACGAAAAGGTAAGCAAAAACCGCCGTATACTCATTCACGCGGGAAACTACCCCAAAGATACGCTAGGCTGCGTTTTGCTAGGCGCGAAAGCGGACGAAAGAGGGATTTACGATAGCAAAAAGACGCTTGAGGCCTTTATGGAGCGAGCCAAAAATAAGCCGCTAACCGTAGAAATCATAAATAAGGATGTTTGATGGGCTTTTCAACAACTAAACTTTCTATTGTAGGTTTTGCCTTGGCTGCGCTTTTGGGTTTTGCTTGCGTAAATTTGTTTCTCGAAAAATCAAGGCTAGAGGGCGAAAATTCCGTCTTGCTTAAAGACCTTGAAAGCGCAAAAGAGAAAAACGAGCGACTGACCAAGGACTACGCTACGGCCAAAAATAACCTAAACGCCTGCAACGTGTCTCTTTCTTTGCAAAACGAAGCTATAAAGGCTGCTGCAGTAGAGATCGACGATACTCCGTCAAAAGAGGCCGAGAGAATAAAGAAAATCTACGTCAAAGATAAAAGCTGCGAGGCCGAACTAGCTGCATATAAGGAGCTATTTCGTGATTAGGATTTTGATTTTTTGCGTGTTTGCTTTGATCTTTGCGGGTTGTGCGGCCAAACCTCAAACGAGCGAGCCGCATATCATTTATCAAGAAAAATACGTACCAGTAAAATGCAATGCAAAGATGCTCGATAAGCCAAAAGACGACGGCAAATTTGAGACGCATAAGGCAAAAATGATCTATTACCGCGATTGCGAAAAAAAACTAAAACAATGCCTGGGAATAAAGGAATAAAATGGAAAATAGCCTAAATTTTAGCGACGAGATCAAAGAGGCTACGGGACTTATAAACTCCGCCGGAGCTTGGGGAGCGAATGAATTTTTGGTCTTTATGGTGATTTTCGGCTTTATAGTATTTGTAGTGATCTTTTGGCTACTAAACAAAACCGCGAACAAAAACGCCGAAATTTTGGTGGATATTTCCGTAAGAAGCAACGAAGCTATAAATAACAACACGGTCGCCACTAGAGAACTGGTAGAGACGCTACGCACCGAAAACGGTGCGAACCGCCAAAAACTAAACGAAATTCACGACGACGTAAAAGAGATAAAACAAAACGTGAGACGAAGGCGACCTATTAAAAATAATAAATTTAGCGAGCATATTGGCGATGAGTAGGGAATATTTTATAGAAGTCGCAACGATTAGTGAAGTTCGCGGCGATAAGGCAAGAGTAGCCGTAGGCTCGATGGTTACCGATTTTTTGCCGGTATTTCAAAGCTTCTCAAACTCCTTTGCCGTAAGCTTTTCGCCCATTAGAGCGGGCGAACAGGTTTTAGTCTTGCCTATTAGAGGCGATCTAAATAGCGGCGTTATACTTCGCGGACTCTACCAAAGTGCGCACAAAGAGGAGCCGACGGATAAAAAGGTGCACGTAAGCTTTGAAGACGGCGTAAGCATGAGCTACGATACGGCCGCATCGACTCTTGAAATCAAAAGCCCAAAATCGATAAATATAACCTGCGAAAACGCAAATTTGAACGCCAGAAACGTAACCGTAACGGCAAACGACACCGTCGTAAAAAGCCCAAGCATAAAGCTACTGGGCAACACATTCATAGAGGGCACTATAAATACGGCAGGCGATGGCGGCACAAGCGGAAGCTTTGAGATAAACGGAAACGTAAAAATAACCGGGTCTATAACGACGGGAGGCAACGCAAATTTCGGCGGCAACGTAAGAGACGGCAGAGGCGATCTAACCAACCATACCAACAACGGACTAGCGAGGGACTGATGGCAAAGTACCTAGCGGATATAAAACAGAGCATAAAAGACATCTTGCTCACGCCTCTAGGCTCGCGGGTTATGCTGCCAGAATACGGCAGCCGCTTGTTCGAGCTAATAGACCGCAAGGTAGACGACGAGTTTAGAGCCGATCTTGCCTGCTACGTCATAGAAGCCGTAGAGAGATGGGAAAAACGAGTGAAGATAGACGAATTAAAACTAATAAGCCTAAAAGACCATAGGCTAAATTTTAAGATCGTTTTAACAAGTGGCGATGAGATAGGAATTGAGCTATGAATTTAAGTGCCTTACCATATCCAAACGTTATCGAAGAGCTAAATTTTAACAAGCTTTTAAAGGGCATTAAAGAGCTCTTTAAAGGCTATCTAAACGATGACGAAATTTCTTTGCTTGAAAGCGATCGTTTCTCCGCGCTTCTTGAAACGCTTGCATATCGTGAGCTTTTGCTAAGGGCTAGGATAAATGAGAGCGTAAAAAGTATGCTTTTACCTTATGCCTCAGGCAGCGATCTTGATAATGTCGTTGCGATTTACGGCATCGAAAGGCTTCAAGGAGAAAAGCCGACGGCTGAGATAGAGCTAGCTTTATCAATAGCAAAAGATAGCGACACACTGATACCGGCAAAGAGCGTATTCAGGAGCGAAAAAGGTGACACGGCCATCCTCAAAGATAGCGTGACTATCAAACGAGGCGAACTAAAAGCCACCGGTAAAATCATACTCGATGAGTTTATTAAGGAAAGCACGGTTAAATGCGAACTCATTCAAACTCCGCTGCCATTTGTGCTCAAAGCCAAACAAACATCAAATTTCACCGGTGGAGTGGAGGCTGAAAGCGACGAGAGACTTCGTGAGCGAGCCGTGCTTTCACTGGAAAGATTTTCAACGGCCGGAAGTGTAAAAGCCTATATCTATCAAGCACTTTCCGCAAATGCAAAGGTCGAGGAAGTTAGCGTGCTAAACGGCGGAGCTGGTATAGTAAATGTCTATCTAAAAACCTCCGATATGAGCGAGGCTACGCGTCAAAGCGTAGAGGATCATCTAAACGGTGAAAAGGTCAGGCCGCTCACCGATACAGTGAATGTCAAAAACGCGACTATCAAAGATATAACAATCAGTGCGCAGCTTGAACTAACGGATATGTTTTTACAAGATGAGATCGATAAAACGATAAAGACAAGTAGGAGCAGCCTAAGCTTAGGCGAGGATCTAAATTTAAGCTATATCTACTCCACACTTCATAAAAACGGAGTGTACCGGGTAAATTTAAAAGCTCCCGCTGCCGACACAAAAGTAAATGATGATAGTTTCATAAGGCTAAATTTTAATCTTAGCTATAAAAAGGCCGAGCTATGAGCCTGCTACCAAATCACAAAAGCAAATTTGATAAGCTACTTGATGAGCTATTCGGGCTTAGATTGGGTAGTCTTGACATTGGAGTAATCAATACACTTGCCGATTCTTGTCCGGCCTCTTTGCTGCCGATTTTAGCAGCCAGCTTTGATGTAGATATAGACGGGCTCAATGAAACGAATGCTAGATGGCTCATAAAAAACGCCTTTAAAATTCACTTTTACAGCGGTTCGTTTTATGCTGTGAAAAAAGCGGTGCAAAGCGTAGATAGTGGTGCAATCATCATCGAGGGCAACCTAAGTCAAAAATATGACGGATCCATAAGGCACGATAAAAGTAGGTTTTATGGCAGCAACACGCACTGGGCGGAGTATAGCATCATTGCTAGCATCCCCCTTTCAAAGCAAAAAGCAAAGCGCATAAGCGAGGCTGCCAAGAGTGCAGCTCCTGCAAGGTGTGTGCTTGTAAGCATAGATCATAGAGCAAGCAGTGTGGTCTATGACGGGCAAATAAAATACAACGATCAATTCAATTACGGAGCATACAATGGCTAATCTAAAAGAAGAAAACAAGTGGGAAGAAGGCATCTATCAGCTTGAAGTCACCGACCCGGTGGTTGGCGGAATAGATGGTATCAGCAACAAACAAGCAAAACAGCTGGCAAATAGGACTAAATTTCTAAAAGAGAGTATAGATACTCTTAATGATGGAAAGCTTGGCAAAAAAGAAACAGCAGTCGATAGCCAGAAGCTAGACGGCAAAACGGCTGATGCATTCGCTCAGCTCGACAAAGAAAATACCTTTACTAAAAATTTAACTATCGGTAGCGAAGGCGTGATCCACGCAAACAACAATGACAGCCACTTTTTGATAGAAGCCAAAAACAAAGGCAAGGCTATAGGTCTTGGCACCCCAAAACCTGATGGCTCGTCAATTTGGCACTATTTCACACATGAGGGTTTTAGGACAGAGGCTAGCGTCAATGCCGGTATACTAAAAATTAAAGGCGTGAATACAGACGAAATCTACCTAAAAAAAGACGAAGCCAGTGACGGCACCCCAATAGGTGCATATCTAGCTTGGAGCTCTGAAAGCAAGATACCTGCTGGCTATCTTTTATGTGACGGACGAAGCCTGAAAAAGAGCGAATACAAAGAGCTTTTTGCAGTAATAGGCTATACATACGGCGGAAGCGGAGAGAATTTCAACATACCAAAATTCAATGATGGTAGGTTTTTTAGAAGTATTGGTGGTAACGCTGCAGCACTTGGTACTACTCAAGGAGACGCTATAGATGTGAATTCATTGCAACTCAACAGCTATACTGGGGATAATGGGGGTACTAGATATACATATGGAACTGGCAGTACTGCAGACTATAGAGCAGTAGCATTTACGTATTCAAACACTGGGGCAGATTTCGGATATAGGAGCTCGGCAGGAAAAGAGAATGCCGCCATTTTCTCCTCGACAAAAAAAGCAAATGAAAATCGTCCATACAATAGTTCAATGGTAGTTTTAATCAAAGCTAAAGATGTAAAAGAACCCAGTGAAAATAAGGTTGATAAAAGCATTTACGCCACCGAAACAAAAGCCGGCATCATAAAGATCAAGAATTCAATCACCGGGCAACAAGAGGACGTAGCTGTGAGCGAGAAAGCAGTAGCCAACATAGCAAGTATTGGTGTCAATCAAACATGGCAAGATATGACTAGCCAGAGGCAAATGAACGTGATATACATAAATACAACAAATAGACCTATCCAAGTATATATCAGTGCAACTGCACCAGGAATAAACGACTATGCTAGTGCAAATATAGAAGTAGGTGGCGTGATAATTTCAAGCAGCAATACTGCAGCAGCAGCAGGAAGATACGCTTCAATTATGAGCGTAAGTGCTATCGTGCCACCAAATTCAAGCTATAAAGCTACGGGCTCGGCAAATTTCAAGTGGCTAGAGCTTCGCTAGAAAGGAAAACAAATGAGATATTTTAAAGACAAAAACGATCAAATCTACGCACTAGATGAGAAAGACATATCAAATTTCAAAAAGCAAGAGTGGAGCGAAATTTCAAAAAAAGAAGTAGACGAGATACTAAACCCCGCACCAAATGAGGAGCAGATCAAGCAAAAAGAGCTAGCTGAACTTGACGAGCAGATCAAAGAGGCTGAGGAGCACATCAGACATGCCATACTGATCGGAAACGATGCAGTGCTTCCGGAGCTTCGCGAGGAATACAAAGAGCTTCTAACCCAAAAAGAAAATCTGACAAAAGGAGACGAACAATGAGAAAAAGAATCAAACGTTGCGAGATTTGCAGCTCAAAGCTAGATAAAAATGGTGATTGCCCGTGGGATGGTTGCCCGAAAAGTCCAAAATATGAGCTAGAGACAAAAGAGCTGGAACAGCCAAAAGAAACTGAAAGTGAGGATAAGAAAGGTAAAAAATGAGAATATCTAAAAAACAAATTTGCCAGATCTTGACAAATATAATCATAGAGCTTCCGTTTGAAATTTTGGCATTTGCTATCGTTCCGATCGCAGTGGCTTTTTGCAAGAAAGAGGACGAACACTTGCCAAAGTGGGCGGCGTGGTTTGATGATCCTGACTACGGCATCAACGGAGATGAAGGCTGGAAAAGCGAGCACTTTCTGGGAAAAGAAAGGACATACTACGCTCGTTTGCGCTGGCTTTTACGAAATCGTATCGGTGTCTTTTCAGTCAAATTTCTAGGTGTGAGAGTGAGAGACATAGATGCGTCAAGTGTGATCACGCAAGGCAATCCGAAAGTCACATCAAACGGCGGCATAGTCTCCGACTGGTGTCTAGTGTCCTGCAAAATGAAAAACGGCAAAGAGCGTTTCGGATATTACCAAACTATCAGATACAAAGGAATTTTCAAGAATTTCTATTGTCGCATATATCTAGGTTGGAAATTGATGGACGTAGTCGGTATGCGCGAGGATAACAAACACACGTATCTCGAAGCGGACGACAAGCCTGTCTTAAAATCAGTGTGGGCGATAAACCCATTTAAAAAAGTAAATCAAAAAGGAGAATAAAAATGGCAGCAAAATTTGGTGTAAATGTAACCGTATCAGCTGAGGCAGCAAGACCAATAGCGGTAGAAAGTACTACGCCTATTGGCATAGCAGGGTATGAAGAGGTGCTAGAAAATGGCCTACATTTTTATATGACAACAGCAAAGGCGCTTGAAGCTCTTGAAGCAAAATACAAAGCTAAAAAGGACGCGAGCCAAGCTTTTAAAAAAGGCTCTATTTATAGGGCTTTAAAAGGTATTGAAGATCAGGCCGTAAATACTCAAATAATTTTAAGTGTATTTACAAAAGATGACGATGAGGACACAAACGATGAGATCACGGAGTGTAAAAGTGCCGTTACAGCGTTTGCTAAAGCTAAATCACGCTTTGGTTATAGCCCAAATTTAATAATCGCGCCTGGCTTTAGCCATGAAGATGCGATTAAAGGCGAGATAGAAAAGATGGCAACCAGACTAAAAGCAACCGGCATTGTAGATCTAAAAGCAGATGATGCAGCAGCAGCCATTGTTAAAATGGGCGATTTTGGTACAAGTAGGCTAGTTGCTGCTTATCCAAATGTCAAGGTTTGGGATGATGAAACGAATGCTTATGTCTATGAGGGGCAAAGCGCGAGAATAGCCGGCATGATAGCTCATACGGACGGCCAGAGCGAGTTTGGATATTCAGATAGCTATTCAAACAGGGTTATGATAGGGGTTTTTGGCACGCAAATAGACGTGGATTTTGAACTTGGGGAAACTTGTACGGCTGATGAGCTTAGAGCTGCAAAAATTTCTACCATTATCAGAGAGAGTGGCTTTAGAGCGTGGGGCGGAGAGACTAGCGATCAAGATACTATATGGAAGGACTTAGCGCGAGTTAGAGTGTTTGACCGTATTTCGCAAGCTTGCCAAAAAGGGGTGCTATTTGCGATAGACAAAAAAGCAGACCAGCTATATCACGCCAAAAGAAGTGTTAGTGAGCTGCTGCGCGGTCTAGTTGGGGCAAAAGTATTGCTCGGATACGAGCTATCTTGGAGCGAGAAAAATACGCTGGCCAATATCACGGACGGTAAATTTTATCTAGACGTCAGAATGCAAAACAATCCGATCGTTAAGCAGCTTACACTTGATTTTATCTACGTGGATAAATACGGCGAAACGCTTATGAACGATTTAAATAAATAAGGAGTAAAAAATGGTAAAAAGACAAATTCCTCAGGTTATCCAGGAAGCAAACGTATTCATAAACGGTCAAGGATATTTGGGCGTAGTTAAATCGCTCACTATACCAAAGATAGAACAAGAGACGATCGAAGCCAAAGGGGCTCTTGGAGGCAATTTCGCAAGCGGAACGATAAAGCCGGTGGAAATGGAGTTTAAGCTAAGCGTGCTCGATAGGAACACATACTTGGGTTATGGACTCAACACTTGGAATAACAGAATTCCTTTTTTATTCAAGGCTAGCATCTTTCAATCCGGCAAAGGCTCTCCCGAACCTTTTTCTATGGCGGTTACCGGGGATATTACCGAGATAGATCCGGGAAGCTTTGAAAGCGGTAAAGAGATGGAAGTGAGCGTCAAGCTAGCCGTTCATTTTTTAGATATAAATATAGGTAAAGTCCCAGTAGCGCTACTAGATGTCGAAAACATGATATGCCTGATAGGCGGTGTAGATTATCTAGCGCAGGTTAGAAGCAATTTGGGCGAATAATAAATATTTTCTGTCGGCGACGAGAGCTGCGTCAATAGATTAAACGGCTTTTTAAAGGCCTTTAAATTTTAAGTCAAAGGAATAAAAATGAGCAAGAAAAATGAAATCATCGAACAAGACGGCACCAAATACACCGTCGTTACGTTATCAGACGACAACGAAGTAAAAATCAGGCACCCAAAAGGTAAAGATCTTCGCTTTGCTATGAGCGCAGGCAGAGGTAACGAGGCCGATTTGACTTTTAGGCTAGCTAGCAACCTTACTTGCATGAGCGAAGCCGAGCTCGAGGAGCTAGAGGCTAAAGACTGCTCGCTTATCCTTAGCGCGGTAGCGGGTTTTTTAGCGTAGGCCACACTCGCGAGGGCGTGGCGATAATAGGACACGCACTTCATTTTTCGTTTGATGAAATTATGGAGTTTTACGTAGACGAATACGAGGATTTTTTAAAAATAGCGATGGAAATTTTAAAGGCTAAATCTCAAAGTTTGGCGTAAAAGATATATCTTATTAAGAATTTAATAACGCCCTGAAATAGTATGGAGCCAAAGGCGCAAGCAAGAGCTAATTCAATACTAAAAAGGCCTATCAGCCCTGAAAAAATTAGAGCTAAAGCCACAAAAATGCTAACGCTGCTGTCTTTTGTTTCATCAAAAAGAAAATCTATATTAGGCGTAGGACAATCTTTGGTGGATGGAGCTAACTTAAAAGCATTAAGTAGAGCAAAAATCGGCACTGCTAAGATGGTTCCGAAAAATAGTCCACCTGCGATATTATCGCTATTTGGTATTTTACCCTCGATCATATAGGTGCTAAGAGTTCCTAAAAATAGGACAAATAAAAGAAAAATGAGCCGTTTCATACGGATATTTTAAGCCAAAAAACCAGTAAAGTCAAGAAAAGGAGAATAAAAATGGATAGTACGCAAGTGGGTATATTAATTAGCCTAAAAACAGCTGGCTTTGGTGCGTTATCTGGCAATATAAGCTCACTTAGCAAACTTAGTGCTGGGCTTGAAAAAGTTGGCAAAAACGTTACTGGGCTAAATGAAAAAATAGCTAAGATCGGCACACTTAAAGCAAACATTGATACGAATGTAGGCAAGATTAGCGGTGAGCTGGGCAAATGGCAAAGCAGCCTAGCTACCGCGGCTAGCTTTGTGGTGCCGGTTAAGCTTGCCGTAGATTTTGAAAGCTCTATGGCGGAAGTTAAAAAATATGTCGATTTTAAAAGTGAGGACGAGGTAAAAAATTTAGGAGAGCAGATAAAACAGCTAAGTCGCGAACTTGGCGTAAACGCAAACGAGCTAGCACAAATTTCAGCCTCTGGCGGACAGCTTGGACTTGATAGCTCAAAGATCGCAGACTTTACAAAGCTAGTCTCTAAAATGGGCGTAGCATTTGATATGAGCGGTAAAGATGCGGGAGATGCGATTGCACTAACGATGAACAACCTAAAACTAGGTATAGACGAGATAGCCACCTTGGGCGATAAAATAAACTATCTTGACGATAAAATGTCTATGGTAAAAGCAAGAGATATTATAAACGTAATCGGTCGTACGGCAGGCTCAGGTTCGATACTTGGACTTAAAGGCGATAAAATTTCGGCTCTTGCTAGTAGCTTTTTGTCTCTAGGCAAAGCTCCAGAAGTGGCTTCGACGGCAATGAACTCGTTATTTAATAAACTTGCAAATATCGACGGTCAAAACGAGAAATTTAAAAAAGCTCTGCAAAGCATTGGAATGGATGCAAACTACTTAAAGGTTGCAATGGCACGCGATGCTAGCGGCGGGCTTGATATGTTTTTAAACACTCTAGCTAAAGTCGATAAAAAGGCTCAAATGGGTGTGCTAACTGATCTATTTGGCACTCAATTTGCCGACGATATGGGTTCGCTAGTAAACGCGATCGGTCAATATAACCAGGCTGTAAATTTAGTAAACGATAAGGGCGCGATCGGTAGCATGGACGAAGCGATGAAGGCCAAACTAGCCACTACCAAAAGTGGGTTAGAAAGGCTTACCCAAAGCTTTATAACGTTAGGCGTTACGATCGGCGAAGCGTTTTTACCGACGCTAAATTTAATAATATCGGGACTTTCAAAATTAGCAAACTCCATAATCGCATTTACCAAGGCGTATCCGAATTTTTCAAAGGCGCTATTTGGTATTGTGGGGGGCATGCTTGCTATCATTACAGTAGCTCCGATGCTTAAAATTTTATGGTGGAGCATGGGGATAGTGATAAGTCAAATAAAGATAATGGCAACTGCTTTTTCATTTTTGGCAAGCGTATTCAAGATGAAAGCTATCCTCACATTAAAGCTGAATGCCGCTTATCTTTGGGTAGCGGCGAGTACAAAGACCGCAGCCTTTTTCACGGCTGCTTGGAACATGGTCTGCAAGGCGTTTGCTTTCACTGTTAGCGGAGTCAGCAAAGCGCTTAAAATTTTAGTGCTCGGTATAAAAGCGATGAGTCTAGCACTCATATCTAACCCGATCGGACTGATTCTCACACTCCTTGCCGCGGCCGCAGCGGCTATCATAATGAACTGGGACAAGGTAAAAGCCTTTTTCAGCGATTTTTGGGAAGCCATTAGACCATACTGGGAGGCTACGGCAAATTTCTTCACATCGATATTTGATAGCGTAGTGGCATGGTGGAACGAGCTGTTTGGCGGCTTTTTTGACTGGATAGGAGAAAAATTTGCATGGATCAGTGACATCACGAGCACGGTTGGCGATGCTTTGGGTAGTGCGTGGAAAGGCACAAAGGAATTTTTTGGCTTTGGGGATGAAGAGCCGAAACAAGAGAGCAGACAAAATGACGAGGGCTTTTTTGGCTCGATGTTTGGCGAAAAAGACGTACCACAGATAAAACAAACTGCAAAAGCATTGGCTACCACCGGCGGTAATATAACTATAAATTTAAATGGCGGCTTCAATATAGCAACAAGTGAGGGCAGATTTGATCTAAGCGAGTTTGAAAGAGCACTCACTCAAAGCGTCAAACGAGCGATACAGCGAGATCAATTTAATCAAGCAAATACCGAAATCAGGGAGTAGAGATGGTCTTAAATCTAGGCGGCTTTAAATTTAACTGGAAACAAGTGGGCAGTATCGGTATAGAAACCGAGTTTGGCATCAGCCAAAATGAGCGCATAGCAAACTACGAGGCTATATTTAGGGCAAATCTAGGCAATCAAACGATAAACATCGAAGGACAGACACTGCCATACCGAGGTGATAAACAAACCGCGCTAAAAAGGCTTTATGAGCTGGCAAATTTAGCTGGCAGCTATCCGCTCACAAACGGAGCAGGCAAGTATTTCGGTAGGTTTGTCATCACAAAAATAAGTGAGAAGCAAGCCGTATTCACAGCAGACGGACTATTTTTCACTCAAACATTCACGATGGAGCTAAAAAGAGACTATGACATATAAAGCAAATGATAATGAAAGGCTGGATACTATCGTATTCAAACACTATGGGCATTTGAGATTTTTCGAGCAGGTGCTAGCAGTAAATCCAAAACTAAAACCGATACTCAAAGCTGGCGATACTGTGATACTGCCTGAATTTAAAGAAGTAAAATCCAAGGAACAAGCGAAGCTATGGTAAGAAAGCCAAATTTTAAGCTCATAGCTAAAGGCAATGACATCACCGAGACGATCAAAGCAAACCTAATCGAAATAGGCTTTGATGATAAAGAAAGTAGCAAAAGTGATGAGATCAGTATAAAGGTGAATGGAATATTTGCTAAACCCGTATTCGGAAACAAGCTGGAGCTATTTTTAGGATATGGCGAGGATCTATATCTTTGCGGATCCTTTAGCGTGCAGACTGCAGCCCGTGATTACAAGGCAAACACAACCGAAGTCAGAGCAACGGCGGTCAATTTTGCTAGCCCGGTGAAAGAAAAGAAGCGTAGGAACTGGGAGAATACCACTGTATTTGCGATCGCTCGTAAAATAGCTTCTGAAAATAACCTATCATCTAAAACGAGTGGGGATGATCAACCGATAGCTTCAAGACTACAAGACAATGTGAGCGATCTTGAATTTCTTTACGGGCTTTGCTTTGAGACCGGTTATAAAGCGCTTGTCAAGAATAATACTATCGTCATCACTCCTATGGATGCCAAAGGAGACGAGAGCCAGACCTCAAACACCCCAAGAAATGAAAACCTGCCTAAATTTGAACTCAGTCTCAACGAGCTTTTCTCTCTTGAAATCACCGAGGCAAATAGAAACAGCTATACGGCGGTGATACTTGAATGGCAAGATGTGAGCGAGGGAAAAACAAAAAGCATCAAGGTTGGAGCGGGCGAGCAGGTCTATAAAATGCAGATCCCACAACCAAAAACAGATAGCGAAGCCTTCAAACAAGGTGAAAGTAAGCTAAACGAGCTACAACGAGGCGGTATAAATGGTAGATGCTCACTACCTGGTGCAAATATAGTAGCAGGCGGGAAACTGAAATTTAAAGGTATCGCTGGACTAGAAAATAATGAATTTAGCATTAAAAGCGTGGAGCATAGGCTGACAAGCAAAGACTATACATGTGATGTGGAGTTTGAGGGGTGA